ACTTGTATAAGAGAAAGAAAGAGTATTCTTATCTTTTCCCTTATACAAGGGATATATGGGGGAAGGTATTGTAATTTAAGGGAGAAATCCCTTGACCCATATCTTGTCCCTAAAGGAGTAGACACACCATATGTTGTGTTCATGATTTGTTCTACTAACTATTGCAGTCATGTTCTATATATGTATATGTTTTGTTCTAACTATTGCAGTCATGACCTAACTGTTGCAGTCATGAAATACAGAACACACCAGGAACAAAAGGGGAACAGGTTATTAGCCTGTCCCTTTCCCTTGTTATTGCGCTAACGTCCAAGCCATTTGGACTATGGCAAAGCTAGCGAAAGCGTAGCTCGCCAGAAACATACAGATAATTACTATTCGCATATGATAAACGAATTGGGGAGACCTTTGCGCTGATCCCCCCGCCTCGCCCCTTCAAGCTCTACTTGTCGATGTTAGCCAGCCAATGGATTAGAGTATCCTCCATTAGCTCTTGGTGGGTGATACCAATCTCACCATCCTTGGCTATTCGTTTAGCCTCAGTAAGTTTCCGGCTACGCCATTCAGTAAAGTTATCGCCAAACACTAGCTCGCTTTTCTGGTGGCTATCGACTTTCCTCAGAAGCTCCCTCAAGAGCGGGGAAAGTGTCTTGTCCCGAAACTTAAAAGAGATATGCGTGTCACTCTTTTTAGTTGTATACTTACGATGTCGGTAAATCTGTTTACCATTATGGTAGATCTTTTCGACACCATCGTATTTCTTCAATGCATTTAACCATGCCATTGATTTAGTCCTTAGTTTGTTTGAAGGTAATAGAAGCTCTAGGGTGGCGGGGTAATCTTGTTACCTACATCCAGAGCCTCTAATTATCAGTAGAGCAGATATCCAAAAGGATGTATATAAAAAAGTGCATTAGTTTATTGCGTTGTTACATTCTTTCACGCAACATTATTACCCTATCAGATTACATGCAGTATTTGTGCCAGTTTCGTTGCTAGGCAATTACTGCCTACTAGGCAAAATCTGCCCGGCAACTATTGCCTAGGGGGTCCCAAAAAACCTAGAGGTTCTCTATATATATTATGGTACCCCCACTAGCGGAGCAATTTTTATAAAATGGGATTCGGCGCGGGTCTTTATTAATAATATTAATATTAATCTATTAAATATTTATATATATATATATATCTATATAATTTTTATTAATAACTTATTATATATCTATTATATATTTACCCCCGTCGCTTAAACAGCAGGTTATCACGCTTTCCAAACCTTTGCAAGACCCTTCTTTTTGTGTTTCTTTCTCCTTGTGTTCCCCTCCGGGTCTATGTATAATATATTTATAAAAGAAGGAGTACTCTATTTTGGAAGATACTGAGAAAGAAAAGCTCAAGGATCAGTACGACACACCAGGCAGTGCCAGGTCAGAAGACTATGGTCTAACCAGAAAACAAATACGCTTTGCAGAGGAATACATAGCAACCAACGATGCCACCCACGCTCTGCTAGAAGCTGGGTATGCCCCTGTCAAGAAAGCTGACGGTGACCTAGACAAAACGAGAACAGCAAGAAGAGCGCAACAGTACCTGGCAAACCCAAAGCTAAGAGCTTATATAGAAATACTCCGTGACGATGTAGTAGAGAAAGTTTCGTGGGACGCGCAGAAAGTTCTAGACAAAATGTACCAGACTTATATGCGAGCCACAGAGGCAGAGGACTACACAAACGCCAATAGATCTCTGGAGAACATGGGCAAGCACCTGGGCATGTTCATTGACAAGAAAGAAATCAAACAGAACACTCACTTTCACGGCGCTGACTCTACATTTACCGCTGACCTAGACGCAGATATCAAGAACCTAGCGGCTATATCTGGGTACGACATGGGCTTAAAGGTGGTAGACGGTGGCAAAGAATAAAATGGTAGGTGTGAATCTTTCGCTCCCAGAGCAGATAGACTCACTCCAAGATATGTTTACCAAGCTACAAACAGTTGCGTTCTCTTTTCCCATGAACGATCCAGAGAACGAAGACTTCAGGGTACAGAAACTCAGGCATATGTTTGCCCAAGTACTTCAGTTAATCTATCTCATGTCAGACGAGATGACAGAGTACTACGGAGAGAAGGGTGGCGATAGTTTAGAAAACCATGATAGAACCTACCACTGACGCTATCACTTCAAAAGAACAACTCAGGAACAATCTCTATCTCAAGGCAGTGAACAATGCCAGAATGGAGTTCTTCTCCTTTGTCAGGTTCATTGCACCGCAACTGGTCCCTGATTTTAAAGTAGGAAAACACATAGAGGTTCTCTCCAGTAAACTACAGACAGTGGTGGATTCACCTGATCCTCAGAGACTTATGGTGTTCCTCCCCCCACGTTCCTCCAAGAGTCTGCTCTGTTCGCAGCTGTTCCCTGCGTGGTACATAGGAAACTTCCCTTCTCACGAAATAATGAGTATCTCTCACTCTGACCAGCTAGCCTCAGACTTCGGCAGAACTGTCAGGGATATCCTGAAGATGCCCCTGTACCAAGAGATCTTCCCCGGAGCCACGCTCAGAGAGGACGTAAGAGCAGCGGGTAAGTGGAAGACCAAGCAGAACGGTATCTACTACGCAGCAGGTGTACGCTCACAGATAGCTGGGCGCGGTGCACACATTGCATTGATAGACGATGCCATGTCAGAGGAGGACGCTTTCTCAGAAGCAGGTCGTAGGTACATCAAGGAGTGGTACCCATCAGGTCTCAGGACACGCCTGATGCCCAACGGTTCTGTGATTATTATTAACACAAGGTACCACGAAGACGATCTCTGTGGCTGGCTCCTTGGTAACGAAACAGAAGATACAATACCGTGGGATGTTGTGTCCATACCTGCGTGGCTAGACGAGGAATCATCAAAGCTTCTTAATCTCCCAGAAGGTAGGTCCTATTTTCCTGAGTGGAAACCTGATGAGCTACTCAGGCTAGACGAGGCAGAGATTCGAGCCAACAACGGAGCCAAGTACTGGCAAGCACTCTATATGCAGAACCCTACACCTGACGAGGGATCTACTATAAAAGCTGACTGGTTTAAAAACTGGACAGACGAAGAACCGCCAGAGTGTGACTTGATAATACAAACTTACGACACTGCCTTCTCCACCCGGAGCACAGCAGACTACTCAGTGATACAAACATGGGGTGTGTTCGACTACCCCTATACAGACTCAGTGGGTAGAGAATTTCTAGCGCCAAACCTTATTCTGCTAGGTAATGTCAGAGAAAGATTAGAGTATCCAGAGCTACGCAGGACAGCGCAAGATCTCTACGACGAATACCAACCAGATGTGTGTATCATTGAGAAGAAAGCATCCGGGCAGAGCCTTATACAAGATATGCGAAGAGCAGGTCTTCCTGTGTTGGATTACCTCCCAGACCGTGATAAAGTGTCTAGAGTACACGTAATTACACCTTTACTAGAGGCTGGCCGAGTATGGCTCCCCAGAGGCAAAGAGTGGGCAGAAGATTTATATGCAGAGGCTATACAATTTCCTTTTGCCCGACATGATGATCAGGTAGATGCAATGGCAATGGCAGTACACTACCTCAAAGAGTCATGGCATTTATCTCACCCAGATGATCCTGAATACGAAGACGAAGAGAAGCCCAAGAAAAAAACTTACTGGAATTGGAACTAGATGATCATGGCGATATCCAGAGCAAGTATCCCCAGAGAACTTAAAGGAGGACGCAAGGTGACAAAGAAAAAGACTGGCGGCAAACTAGGGAGTGGCTCACGTTTTAAATCCCTCTCCTCCAAGATTCAAAAGAGCGGTAAAAATAAAAAAGATGCAGATGCCATAGCTGCCAGCATAGGTAGGAAGAAGTACGGGAACACGACGATGGCAAAGCTCTCAGCCAAGGGTAGAAAGAAGAGGGGGAGGGGATAGACAATGGCGATTGAACAGAATCCTTTCTTAGAAATGGAAGAAGTAAAAGAATTAAGAAGAGAGTCTCCTTCTTTAAATCTAGTAGAGGACACAGAAGAGGAAGAGTCGGTACAGTTTAGTCCCACCGAGGACGGTGGTGTAGAGGTAGAGTTTGGTGATATGGAAGCTATATCCATGATGGGTATGGAACAAGACCACTACGCAAACTTAGCAGAAGAGATAGACGAAGATGACTTGATGGACATTTCTCACACAGTCATCGACGGGTACGAGACAGATAAAGAATCCAGAGAAGAATGGGAACAAATCTTTGAGCACGGGTTTGACCTTCTTGGTCTAAAGCTACAAGATACAACAGAGCCATTCGACGGTGCGTGCACAGCAGTTCATCCACTCTTGATAGAATCAGCGGTTAAGTTTCAGAGCAGAGCATCTCAAGAACTCTTTCCCCCTGCTGGTCCTGTCAGAGCACAGGTGATAGGAGCAAACACAGTTCCCAGAGAACAACAGGCACAGCGCGTAAAACAATTTATGAACTACCAACTGACGCAGCAGATGCCAGAATACTTTGACGAGTTTGAGCGTATGCTTTTCCACCTGCCCTTGGTAGGCTCTGCGTTTAAAAAGATTTACTTTGACGAGATCCTCCAGAGACCTGTCTCAGAGTTTGTCCCGGTTGATCATTTCTATGTGTCCTACTACGCCACTGATCTCAGAACAGCGGAGCGGTACACACACCTGATCTATCGCTCTCCCAACGATTTTAAGAAAGATGTTGTCTCTGGAATGTACAGGGACGCAGACGTAGGAGAACCGGAAGCACCAGATACAACGTCCATGGGACAGAAGATAGACAACATCATGGGCATAGCTGCCACAGCAGAGGAAGATCCTCAGTACGTTCTTCTAGAGCAGCACTGTTACCTAGACCTGCCAGAACCTTACGCAGACCCTGACGGGATAGCCCGACCTTACGTTGTCACGGTTGATGTACATTCTAAAAAAGTTCTGTGTATCAAACGTAACTATAAAGAGAACGATCCTATCAAGGAAAGGATACTACACTTTACACACTACAGGTACGTTCCGGGTTTTGCTTTCTATGGTCTAGGCTTGATCCACTTCCTAGGTAACCTGACCATGACAGCAACAACTGCCATGCGTTCTTTGGTAGACGCTGGCCAGTTTGCCAACCTACCCGGAGGGTTCAAGGCCAGAGGTGTAAGGCTTGTAGGCGACAATGACCCCATATCTCCCGGTGAGTTTAAGGAGGTGGAGAGCACAGGCATTGATCTGACCAAGGCAATCGTCCCGCTCCCTTACAAGGAACCGTCTGGCACACTGCTCCAGATGCTCCAGTTTGTTGTAGGAGCAGGTCAGAAGTTTGCAGATTCCACAGAGCAGGTGATAGCAGACTCTGCTAACTATGGCCCAGTGGGAACGACTATGGCACTCCTAGACGCATCGTCTAAGTTTTCCACTGCCATACACAAAAGAATGCACAAAGCTCAGAGAGAAGAGTTTGACATTCTAGCCAGAATTAACTATGACTTCCTCCCCGACGATTACCCGTATGAAGTTGTAGGTGGAGATCAGAAAGTATTTAAACAGGACTTTGACGGGAGAGTTGATATCGTTCCTGTATCTGATCCTAATATCCCGTCCTCTGCTCACAGACTGGCACTGGGTCAAATGGCTATTCAACTTGCTAGCCAAACACCTCCCGGTACGTTTAATATGCCAGCCCTGTACAGAGAAGTCCTCTCCGCTGCAAACTTTCCTAACCTAGACGAGATACTACCACCGGAACAAAAGCCAGAACCAAGAGACCCTCTGGCAGATATCCTGGCAGCGTCCAAAGGACAACCCATTGCAGCTTTTCCAGGGCAGAACCACGATGCACATATTCAGTTTAAAACTGCTTTCCTAAAAGACCCAGGTAACGGTGCTAATCCAATGATGCAGCAGATTGTTCCTATAATCAACGCCAACATCAGAGACCACATGCTTATGAAGTACCAAGAACAGATAGGCGGCATGGTCACTGGAGTTGCTGATGATCCTCAGACAAGTGAGATGGTGATGTCACAAGCAGCAGAAGCAGTGGCCAACGCCAACGCTGCACTAGGTATTGCCCAGAGTCCAGAGCAACAGATGATGAACATTGAGCAACAGAGACTACAGCTTGATCAACAGAAAATGCAAATGGACGCGCTAGAGAAAGCAGCTGATCTAGAAGTCAGGAGCAAAGAACACGAAAGCTCTGATAAGAAAGTTCAGCTAGATGCTCTGATTGATATCAGTAAGCTTTCCTTAGAATCTGATCGAGATGCCAACAAAGCTCTGGAAGCAGCTGCTAAACTCTCAATCGAGTCTGAGAAAGCTGGCGGTGACAAAGAACTTAAAAGAAATAAAACTGCTCTAGATACTTTGGTTAATATGGCAAAGCTGGAGAAGTAAGTGTGACTTTAGAAGAACGGATTAAAAAACATGAAGGATATATGGTCGAACCCTATACTGACACGCTTGGGTTTCTTACAGGAGGTTATGGACATAAAATCCTTGAAGGAGAAGAAGTTCCCACAGATCAAGAAGGTTGGGAAAAACTTTTTCAAGAGGATCTGGAAAAAGCTAGAGATGGAGCGGCTAGACTAATAGAAAAAAATAAGATAGAAAATTTACCTTGTGAAGCCCATGAGATTATAATAGAAATGGTATATCAAATGGGAGAGAAAGGAGTTTCTAAGTTTAAGAAAATGTTTAAAGCTCTACGACAAGAACCTAAAGACTACGGAGAAGCAGCAGATCAGATGATGGATTCACGGTGGGCAGAGCAAACCTACTCAAGAGCACGTAGTCTTTCCGATAGCATGAGAAAAGTACAGCGCCATGCCACTTAAACCAGGGAAGTCGCCTAAGACAATCTCAGACAATATTAAGAAGCTACGAGAAGAAGGCTACTCTCAGAAGCAAGCTGTGGCCATTGCTATGTCTACTTCTAAGAAACCAAAGTATCCCTCCAAGAAAAGAAAAAGGTTAGCACGTAAAAAGTAGTCATGGATATCTTTGATGAGATACGACAAGTTTTTAAAGAGGAAGAAGATACCTTAAAAGATTTCCTTGCGAAGGGTCACGTAGAGGACTATAACCATTATAGGCAAGTAGTAGGAACGCTTACAGGAATAGAGTGGTCTTACTCAAAGTTAACTGATATTGTAAATAGAAGAATGGAGCGAGATAACGACGATGATTAATCCTTCACTTGGCGGGGCAATTGCTAACGATGCGTGGATTACAGAGAATGGTATACCGGACCCAGAAGTTCTTCCAGACCTTCCCGGTTATCATGTGCTTATCAGACCAACCTCTATCAAGGAAAAAACAAAGGGAGGTATTCTTTTACCAGAGAGAGCACGGGACGACATTGCTTATCTCACCACGGTTGGCAGAGTTCTTAAAGTAGGTACCCTGGCTTACGAAGATAAAGATAAGTTCCTTGCAGGAGCTTGGTGTAGAGAGGGTGATTACGTTTGTTACCAGAAACTTTCAGGTACCAAGTTTGTTTATAAAGGTGTAAAGCTTCTCCTTCTCTTTGACGATCAGATCCTAATGAGAATCAGTGACCCAGAAGATCTAGACACTACCCTTGTATTAGGTAATTAAATATGTTACTAATTAAATTATGCGTAATCTTAGTCCTCGCAAACTATGGAGCTAATAAAAATGTCTGAAGAACAAGCAGTAGAAGCAAAAGAAAATGTAGCCGAAGAACTCACCGATTGGAACGAGATTGATGTTTCATCTACTCCTACCAAAGAAAAAGTAGAGTTTGAAGTAGAAGGTGAAGAAGAGCAAGCAGCGCCTGTAGAAGCAGGAGCACCTGATAAAGATGTTCCAGAGTTAGAAGGAATAGAAACAAAAGGTGCTGAGAAGCGTATACGACAGCTTGTTCAACAGAAAAAAGAACAGGCTAATCTTCTTGCCCAAGCTGAACAAGAAAAGCAAGATCTTTTAAGACAGCTCAATCAGCGAGATAAATATACTGTAGAGAGTAGTAAGTCTAACACAGAGACTAGCGAGAAGCTTCTACAGAAACAAATTGAGATGGCTAAGAAAGCATACCTTGACGCTTATGACCTAGGCGAAAAGGAGAAGATGCTAGAAGCACAAGAAGTAATGAACAAAGGTCAAGTAGACCTTTCAACATTAAGTCAGCAGCGACAGGCTATTGAACAGTACGAGGCGCAGCTGGCGCAGAGAGAACAGGTACAGGCACAACAACCGCAAGTCCAACAGCAACAGCAGCAAGCACAACAGTACGATGAACTTGCAGTTGAATGGAGTCAAAAGCCTGAAAATTCTTGGTTCAACCAAGACCAGATTATGACAGTGGCAGCACTTACAATTGATGCAACACTGAAACAAGAAGGTTATGATTCTTCTAGTCCAGAGTTTTACCAAGAGGTAGACCGGAGAATGAAGACAGAGTTTCCGCACAAATTTAGCGGAGAGAAGAGTGCAGCGGTAGGATCACAGCCTACACAACAGGTGGTTGCAGGACAGTCGCGCAGTTCTACCACCGGAAGTAAAGGTAAGGTTAAGCTTACTCAAGAAGACGTAAGACTAGCTCAGAAGTGGAATATTCCTCTTGAGAAATATGCCGCTGAGAAGGCACGGGCAGATCGTGCAGCTGGTGAATATGTTCCAATTGCTTAACCACATTGCGCGTAACAAAAAAAGAAGGAGCGTTTAAAGATGAGTAAAACAAGTAGTAGAGCAACTAGCACAAGGGAAACTGCAACTAAAGAGTACACATACCAAGAACCTAATTTCTTAGATGTTCCCGACCCTGTTGTAGACAGATTCGCCAATGAAGACATGGTTCTCCGTTGGATACGCATCTCCCTCAAAGGTGATGATGACTACAAGAACGTAGGTAACAAAATGACTCAAGGTTGGGTATTTGTAACTCCTGAAGAAGTTCCTGAGATGTTACACTCTTCAACTGTTTTAGACACGGGACGCTATACCGATTGTGTTGTACGGGGGGATGTCGCTCTAGCCAAAATGCCCCGTGGAAAGTCAGTCGCCAGAAATGATTATTACGAAGGTAAAGCAAACGACTTGATGGATGCTGTAAATCAGCAACTGATGTCTGCTTCTACCTCGAAAATGCCCATTTCAAATAATAGCACTTCAACTGTAACCAAGGGTAGAATGCCACAGTTTCAGGCTTAAAACGCCTACCACTTATTCTACTCATCTTTAAAAGGAGAATGTAGTATGACTACTACGAAAGCCCTAAACGGTTTCACTCCTTCGCGTAGATACTCTGCTGGTGCTAACACACTGCAGACAAGAAACTATCGGATTGCATCTGGCGCTGCGTCAAACATCTTCACGGGTGATTTGGTACACCTAAACTTAGGTACAGTCTCAGTAATCGGTCTGACCAATGGGGATGAAGTTCCTATTGGAGTTTTCATGGGTTGCTACTTTGAAGCAGACGGCGTGCCGACGTTTAGTAAACATTGGCCAGCTAACACTTCTGCTAGCAATGCCTACGCGATTGTTTGTGATGATCCGCAAGCTACTTTTGAACTACAAGCTGATGCTAGCTGCACGGTTGGTGATATCATGCAGACTAACTTTGAAGTAACCGCTGGTGCAGGTTCTACCTTCACTGGTCGTTCTGGCATGGGTCTAGAGGTTGCTACCAGAACTTCTGGTACAGCAGCTTTGGTACGCATCATCGACTTTATCGATACCCCTGGTAACGACATTGACGTTTCAGCAGAGCGTGCCTTCCCAATCTGCGAAGTTCAACTTATCCAACACCAGTTGACTCGCGTGTCTTCTGGTAACCCAACCTAACCCGAAAGGAGCTTAGACAATGGCTGCTATAAACAGAGCTAGTATTGCCAAGCAGCTTCTACCGGGACTTAATGCTGTCTTTGGCATTGAGTATGGAGAAGTTGCTGATGAATACAGTGTTCTTTATGAAGTAGAGAACTCTGACCGTGCATTTGAAGAAGAGGTTCTCTTCACTGGATTTGGCGAGGCACCTGTCAAGGGTGAGGGCGCTGCTGTTCAGTATGACGATGCACAAGAAAGCTTCACAGCCAGATATACGGCTGAAACCATAGCACTTGCCTTCTCAGTTACGGAAGAGGCAATGGAAGACAATCTCTATGACACGTTTGCCAAGCTGCGTGCCAGAGGGCTTGCTCGTTCCATGGCAAGTACAAAGCAGACTAAAGCTGCTCAGACGTTCAACCAAGGCTTTAATGTTGCGATCACTGGTGGCGACGGACAACCAATGTTCAGTGCCAGTCATCCAACGGTTGGCGATGGGAACCAGAGCAACTTGATTGGATCAGCTGGAACGGTTGATCTTTCAGAAGCTGCTTTGGAAACTGCTTTGATCAGTATTCAGACGTTGAAAGACGATAGAGGCATTCTGGTCGGTGGTGGTGCGGTATCCCTGCACGTTGCACCGAGCAACCAGTTCACGGCAGACCGTGTGCTGAATAGCCCTTATCAACCTAACACGGCTGATAACAACATCAACGCCATTAACCACCAGGGTATGATCCCGCAAGGTTATTCGGTGAATAAGCGTTTCAGTGACCCGGATGCGTTCTTTATCAAAACCGATGTTCCTAACGGAGCAAAGATGTTTGTAAGAGCGCCTCTTGCCACGAAGATGGAGCCTGACTTCGACACGGGTAACCTCCGTTTCAAAGCCAGAGAACGCTACAGCTTCGGTTGGTCTGACTGGAGAGGTTACTTCGGTTCTCAAGGAGCCTAAGTATTTTATAGTGGAGGGGCTGAAATACGCCTCTCCACTTCTTTTTTCTTTAACATACTTGAATGGCACTTCGGGTGCTGGTCTAGGAAAGGACTGTTCATTATGGCTACACATTTCCCCCACGGTATTTCTAACAGGACAAAGGGTCATCCTCTTTTTAATTATCCTTATATGGACCCTACGAAATTTTACACCTACTTTGATGACTGCTTTGAGTTTCATGCTGGTATCTACACAATCACCACTGTTGAACTTGGCACAGGAAGTGCCACAGAGGCGATCACAGATGGTGAAGGCGGTCAACTCCTAATCACCAATGCTGCCGGAGATAATGATCTAGATTTCCTTCAGCTAAAAGGTGAGTCTTTTAAATGGAACGCTTCTAAGAGGATGTTCTTTACGGCTAAATTTAAGACCAATGATGTTACTCAAACTGACATTGTAATGGGTCTTCAAGTCACAGACGCATCCCCACTTGATGTTGATGACGGTATCTACTTCCTCAAACTTGACGGTGATAACACACCTGATTTTATTGTGGAGAAAGATAACGATTCTTCACTGAGTGTAGTTCAGATGGATGCAATGGTAGATGATACGTTTGTCACCCTCTCCTTTGAGTATGATCCTTTGGACGTTGCCACAGGTGGTTCTGTCTTTAGAGTTTATCAGGATGATGTACAAGTTGGTGAAGTTACCAGCACCACAAATGCACCTGATGATCAGGAACTCACGCTCTCCTTCGGTATTCAAAATGGTGAAGCAGTGGCTAAAACCTTAACCATTGACTTTATTCTTGCAGCGGTGGAAAGATAAGCCGCCACCTTGGAAAGATAACAGCTTTGATTTATAATAGGGGAGGATCAGGAGAAGGTTCTCCCCTTTCTTTTAGGAGAAGAATAAATGACAACCAATATTAGACTGGCTCAAGTAGCTGGAGGCGGTGAAGGTAACGGGGTTCTAGTAGACGTGATTAGTAGTGTAACTGTTGCTGATACTCGTATTAGACAGTACTTCTATGCTGTATCTACTGTTGCTTCCATTACCATGAGTGATTCAAAAGGTATTAAAATTAGACACTTTGCAATTACTGCCAATGACTCAGATAGTGTTTATATGCAAGACTTGGGTATACGGTGTGAAGGAACAGTCTCTGTTACTGGGTTAAGTGATGCTGGCCGTTTCTTTGTTTACTATGGCTAACCCAGATGGACTTTAACTCTCTTGTCAGCGCAATTGTAGAGACCACTGAGAATGATGGCTCAGAGTTTCTAGGTGCTCTTCCTAATATGATACAGAGAGCACAGGATAAGATGATGAATGATCTTGATGATCAAGGTCTTGTCGCTTATGCCAGTGTCGCCGTGTCTTCCGGTACTGCAGAAGTATCTGTACCTACTGGTGGAGAGATTATTAAAACTTTTACCATAGAAGTTAGTGGTGCCAGAACTCAATTGAAACACAGACCTTATGAGTATCTTTTAGATTATTGGCCAGTTTCGGCTTCGACAGCTACACCCAGATACTATGGATTTAAAACAAACACAGAGATTCGGGTAGCCCCTACACCTTCTGGTACAATAGATTCTCAGATAGGGTTCATTGCACAGATAACAACAATTACCTCTGCAAGTCCTACTAATTACTTTACCACTCACTGCGAAAACGCCCTGTTCTTTGCCACCATGATAGAGGCTTCTCTCTTTATGAAAAGCTTTAACACGACTCAGGCATGGCAACAGGAATACGCAGGTGAGATAGAACGGTTAAGAAACAGAGCCAGAAGAAGCAGACAAGACGATATGCAGACAAACTTTAGTCCTGCTGGAGGACCTAATACACTGGTTAAAGGGAGCGATTAATTATGGCAAAGAAAGCAAAGAAGAAAACATCCGAGCAGTTCTATCCTATTCCTGATAAGAACCCACCCACTGCTACAAAAAGATTAGCAGAGATCAACGGTAAACCAACAGGCCAAGGTTTTGGCGCAGCAAGAAAGGGACCTAGCGTTGTCGGATAAAAATTGTCAAAATCCTCAGTGCAGCTGTACTGGTTGCGAGGATTGTTCTTGTTCTGAACCTTGTAATACGGAGACTTGTGATTGTAGAAATGTTACAGAAGAGTGAGTACTCCCCCCATGGACATGAATTTTATGCAAGCGATTTCAGATTATGGTCTAGCAATTGTTGGTTGCGTTGGGGCTGGCGTTGCTGCGTGGAAACTCTTACACTTTTTACTAAAAGATGTTATCATTAGCCTAAAGAAACAAGATTCAATTATCATAGATTTAATTGATAAGACTGCTAGGCTAGAGATTATAATTCAAAGAATGGATTCAAAGTTAGATACCCTGTTACAGAAACGCTCTAGTCCTTTGCTTAAAGGAGACAGAGACAAATCAGAGGATACTTACTAATGACTAATAAACCTTCTCAAGCTGATGTTAATGATGCAATAGCTGTTTATCGGGATAAAACTACTAATCCTAAAGAAAAAAAAGCAATGAATAAAATTCTTAAAAATGCTTCTTCTGTACAGATTGACAAAGCTGAAAACTTTTTAAACAAAGCTGAAAAAGGAATGAAGAAGGGTGGTCCTATCAAGTACGCTGTAGGTGGTCCTACTAAACCAGCGTGGATGAGAAATAGATAAGGAACTGATATGGCAGTTGCAACAACATCAGACTTCAACACTACCTTCTTTATAGACGAGGTAATAGAAGAAGCCTATGCTATGATAGGTGGACAAGCTGAACTAGGTAATGATGGTATCACTGCAAGGAGATCTCTTAATCTTCTACTCACTGACTGGCAGAACAGGGGCGTTCTTCTCTGGGGAACAGATCTTGCAACCACTACTCTTGTTGCCGGGACTGCCGCTTATGAACTAGACGCAGATACCATAGATGTTCTCTCTGGTTATATAAGATTAGGATCTAACTCGACTGATTTTCAGATGACCCGTATAGGTTACGAAGAATACGAGGGTATCACAAACAAAGCCACCAGCGGTAGACCTACACAGTTTGCAACTCTGAAAGGAAGAGATCTTGTCACAGTGCACTTCTTTCCCACACCAGATACAGCAAACACTTACACCTTTAGAAACTACAGAATGAAACGTCTGAAGGATGTTACCAAGAGTGCACTTCAGAATGCAGATGTTCCTTTCCGGTTTCTACCTGCACTTACCTGTGGGCTGGCCTATTATCTCAGTTATAAAAGACCTGCAGTTCCTACAGAACGAATAACAATGCTTAAAGATAAATACGAAGCTTTGCTCAGAACTGCACTAGAGTCAGATAAAGAAAGAGTGAACCTCTTCATAACCCCACAACTACAGGTAGTTTAACATGGCTAAACCAAAAGGATTGTATGCAAATATAAACGCAAGAAAGAAAAAAAGAATTAGCAGATCTAAAAAGAAAAGCACAATAACAGATAAAGCTTATGCTAACATGAAGGCTGGCTTCCCTAAGAAGAAGAAGAAAAAAAAGTAATGGCAGCTAAGAAAAATAAAAAATTAACTCCTAGACAACTAGCTACACTAAAAAAACATAGTAAGCATCACACTGCTAAACATATGAAAGTAATGGTTAAGGACATGAAAGAGGGTAAAACATTTACTCAAGCACATAAAGATGCTATGAAAAAAGTTGGAAAGTAATGGCAGCTAAGAAAAGAAAAGGTACTATGAAAGGTCACAGCATCAGCGGTGGGCAGAAGAGACCTACCAAATCTGGTGCAGGGATGACCAAGAAAGGTGTAGCAAAATACCGGAGGGACAACCCCGGTAGTAAGCTCAAGACAGCTGTTACAGGATCTGTTAAGAAGGGTAGCAAGGATGCAAACAGGCGTAAGAGCTACTGCGCCAGATCAGCAGGTCAAATGAAGAAGTTTCCTAAAGCCGCAAAGAATCCTAACTCAAGACTAAGACAAGCTAGAAAAAGGTGGAAGTGCTAAATGCAAAAAGGATTTTTTATAAGTGACAGGTCTGGATTTAGATACAGGCTTGATCAAAGAACCAAAGAACCGGGAACAGGGTTTATCGTTGCTAAGAGTGAGAGCGATGGTATTTATAACCTTGTAACTGACCCACTTAATAAGGTAAAATTCTACAGAGACAAACAGATTATTAAAGACGCAAGACCGCCTAGTAATGCTGATCTAAATAAATCTTGGAATGGTATTACAACTAAATGGGAAGATACCACCACGAAATGGAACTTTACATAGGAGTTAAGAACAATGGCCAGAGCTTATTTCAATGCAAAGAAAGACGAGAAGAAGACAAAGAAGACAGCTAAGAAGAAGACCGCCAAGCGTCAAGGTTACAAGGACAGAGAAGATGAAAGCCTTTCAGCACGTAGAGGAAAGAAGAGTCAAAGCTTGAAGTCTAGGCGTGACGAAGCTCAAGGAGCCAGAAAAAAGAAGAGCAGTAAGAAAGAAGGAAGAAGTGCTGTCTTTGGTTTGAAAAGGAAAAAGCGTTCTGCCTGAGTAAAGGAATAACTTATTATGTCTGATCTAACAAATCAACTGATAGCTAACACTTATAAGGATCTGCTACAAGTTAACGCAGCTAATCCTAATGATGGTCTAGACGGTACAGTCAGGACTATTCAAGACGGTGGAGGAACTGCTGGCCCTATCTCTATGAGTACGGCACAGTTAAATGTCACAGGCCAGTTTGCTCTCCGGGGTACAGTCCTCACTGCCACAGCAGATCAGCTTAATACTTTAGCCCTTGGCGGTTTTTCTGCTTTTACTGCCAATGACGGTACAATCCTCCTGACAGAGGAGGGTACCTCTGTTAGCACTGCCACCACCAGTGTTACAGCTAGGATCAACCCTTCTCTTAGTCTTACAGATTTAACAACTACTAACTTAACAGCTGCTGGCTTAACTTATCCTACTTCCGCTGGTAATAATGGACAAGTTCTACAAACCAATGGAACTGATACATTAAGTTTTGCGGATACATCACCGGGAGGTGGTTTCTTTAAAGGGGATAACGGAAGCACAGGTGACGCAAGCACAGGACCCGGAGATATTTTCCGTATCAACGAACAAGAGTTAAATACAACTACAGTTATTACCACTATAGAAAATGCTTCAGGAGCAGGTCCTATAACCATAGCCTCTGGAACTACTTTGACTATTAATGGTAATCTTACAATAATCTAAGAGGATTAAATAATGAGTACATTAAAAGCAGATACTATTACAGCCACCTCTAATAATGGTGATCTTAATCTTAGTGGTAATGGGACAGGTAATGTAAACTTAGCAACGGGAACTGAGTTAAACGGCACTGCTCTGACTTCTACATTCATAGCCTCTGGCGGTAGTGGTTCTGGTTCTGGTCTTACAGATCTTAACGCTTCTAACCTAGCCAGTGGCACCGTGCCTAACGCAAGATTCCCTGCTACCCTCCCAGCTGCTAGTGGCGTTAACCTTACTGCTTTAAATGCAGACAATTTAGGCAGCGGTACTGTTCCTGATGCACGATTTCCCGCTACGTTGCCAGCTGCTAGTGGTGTTAACCTAACTGCGTTAAATGCAACTAACCTGGGTAGCGGGACCGTCCCGGATGCAAGGTTTCCGGCCACACTTCCAGCTGCCAGTGGCGTTAATCTTACAGCGTTAAACGCAACTAACTTAGGTAGTGGGACGGTCCCTAATGGAAGGTTTCCAGCAAACCTTCAAAGTTTTCCAGCGCCGGGATCAGATGGAAATATTTTAACTGCAGCTTCGGGAGCGTGGACTAGTGCTGCGGCAGCAGCTGGTGGTGCTTGGGAAGTTGTCCAGAATAATGTTGTAGGTGGGACCACATTAATTCTTGGAAGTTTGAGCAAGACGACCAGAGTCATCATCAATAAATATTCCGGTAGTGGAAACATGGTTGTAGAATACTCTATAGATGGTGGTAGCTCATTTTTAACGTCGGGATTAGAAGTTAGTGCTGACGATGCTTATACGTCAACTGAATGGACGAGTGGATCGGCTGGATTTAACAGTGCACCTTCGGGGGGGCTATATACAGGCGTAATGGATTACACGATTTTCCGACCAGAACAAGCTACGGCTCCTATCATGGCACGATTTGAAACTTCTGGTACGTTTTCCAGTCGAGGTGGCTACGATACCATCCAAGGCCATGTGAGATACAATACGGCTTCAGCGGTAAACCGACTGAAATTCACGCAACTACAGGCAACCGATAGATTCCTAGTTCTTCGTATGACATATTAATAAAGAGAGAGAGAAAATGGATAAATATAATTACGTCGATTGTGACAAGAAAACTTCAGTCATTATGGAGTTTACCGCTGAAGAACAGAAAGAAATAGATGCCAGACAAAAAGCATTTGATGACGGTGCAGAAGACCGCGCTTGGTTTGCATTGCGCGTTAAAAGAGCCAAGCTTCTAGCCGAAACTGATTGGATGGCGAATTCTGATGTAACAATGTCGGATGCTCAAAAATCGTACCGTCAGGAATTACGGGATTTACCCGCTAATACGTCAGACCCAGAAAGTCCAAACTGGCCTACAAAACCTTAGTTAAGGAGCAACTATGACCATACGCTTAGACGCAGGGAATTTAACTCAGACTAGATCTGATCTAGGACTAGCAATAGGAACAGATGTATTGGCTCCTAACGGATCTGCTGCTAATTTAACAGCTATACCTGCTGCCCAGATCACGGGAACACTTCCTGCAGTTAATGGTGGTAGTATTACAGATCTTAACGCCTCTAATTTAGGTAGTGGAACTGTTCCAGATGCTAGGTTTCCCGCTACCCTGCCAGCTACCAGCGGTGTAAACTTAACTGCTCTACCAGCTACTCTCCCAGCAGCTAGTGGAGTTAACCTTACTGCTTTAAACGCTACTAATCTAGGTACTGGTTCTGTCCCTGATGCACGTCTACCAGCAAACCTTCAAAGTTTTCCAGCACCGGGATCAGACGGGAACGTGCTAACAGCGGCCTCTGGAGCTTGGACAAGTGCCGCCGCTGCTGGAGGAGGTTCTTGGGAGCTTTTACACGTTACAGAGGTAAGTAGTGCTGTTGCAACGGTAGATATAGGTGCCATAGGAAACACGCCATTTGATGATGGTTTTGAAATATATTGTATAACGATTGATGGGTTTAGAAACTCAACAAGTAACACAGAATTACAGTGTCTTATCGGATTTGATGATTCAGCGGGATCAGTGGCTTATTTTACCAGTGGTTACTTTCAACACCTCCAACGCACACAAAGTAATCACAATGGATATCTCAACACCCAAGGTATTACAGCAGATATTCAACTTGGCAATAACATTTCTAGCTCTACCCGTAACCGTTCTCAATTTGTAACGTACTGGTCGGGAATGGGTCCCTCCAACGCAACTTACAATACAATCGTGCACGGTAACTATTGCGTGGCTAAACATGGTGATGCTTCGCTTGCTACCGGAACACTGGCTGGATTCCATGACGGAGTAGGAAGTCTTCCCACCATTTCATTAAGATTTCAGTCATCTTCTGGCAATATAGAAAACGGTAATTTTCGGGTCTACGGTTTGAAGGAGACAATATAATGTCGCGCAATAGAATGGTGAATGGGGAGCTTGTACCTCTTAGTGCTGAAGAAAGTGCTGCTATGGATGCGGCAGATGCCGAGTGGGAAGCTACAGGAAAAATAGCAGCTGTTTGGAAACAAGTAAGAGAAGAGCGTGATGCGAAACTATCTGAGACAGACTGGTGGGCAATGCCGGACTCTCCTACAATGTCTGAAGCACAAACTCAGTATCGTCAGGACCTTAGAGATTTTCCGTCAGTGGTAGATGTTAATAATATTGTCTGGCCAACTAAGCCTGAGTAATTGAAACATGAGTACTTTTAATAATCTTCTTTTAATGGGTGCAGAAGCTACCGCTGAATCTGGGGGTGGTGGTGGTGGAGGTAGTGATCCATTTTCCCCTTCACTAGTCACTGGTTCTGTTTGGCTAGAAGATACTTCTGACTTCCTATCAAAAACTTTTTCTAGTGGAACTTCTCCATCACAGGTTATTGTTAGTACGTGGATTCAACGGTGTGCGCTAGGATCAGAGCAAGCTATTCTTGCTTCACTAGGAGGTGTTATATCTACTTCTTCCAATAGACTAACAATAACAGCTGCAGATAAACTAAAAGTACACACTGAAAGCGGCTCATCCACAACAACGCAGTACGAATCAGATAGAGTCTTTAGAGATATAGGTTGGTATCATATTCTCTTATCAATTGATGGGACTGCCTCTGGTTCTGACACAGTTAAAATATTTGTCAATGGTGATGAAGTTGCTCTTACTAAAATAGTTGGTTCTGACTTTACAGGTAGCCTTAACTCATGGGGTAACGGGAGTGCGCTCCATTTCATAGGTAAGTACAATAACGCAGTCACTGATTTGTTTCCTTGGAAAGGTTATTTTTCTCAGTATACTTTTTTAGTAGGTAGATCCATTCAAAGTGGGAGCGCAACTATCTCAGACTTTTTAGGTACACATACTTTTGGAACAAATGGATCACAGGTTATTCCTAACAGTGATGCAAATGTAGCTCTTCTGGCCAGTAACGCAGGAGGTAATTCATTCTCTCTAGACTTTTCTAACTCTGGAGCTTTGGGTAATGATGCTAGTTCTAACAACAATGACTTTACCCCTACGGGTATGACCAGTGCAAATGCAACTGGTAATACTCCTTCTAAGATGTACTCTACAATGAATATGTTAATCTCTGGAGATGCTGGCACAGTAACATTTGCGGAAGGAAACAGAAGAGTTACTGGAACAGCTGGAGGAGATAGTGGGACATTCTCTACTCTTCCCTTACCTACCACAGGCACCACAGAATTTCAGATGACTACTAATAACGGTGCTGGTAGAGTAGGCATTTGTTGTTATGAGAACTGTCTAGCAGCAGCGGCGTTGCCCTCAAACAATACGTTTGGTGGTTCAGCTGTAGGCTTTAATGCAGCGTATTCTTATGACCAGCCTGGAACATTAAGAGAGAGAACTCAAAGTTCTCAGACAACAACTGCTTTTGGAGGTGCTTGGACTACTAATGATGTTATAACTGTTAGATATAATGCCACTGCTAATGAGTTAAATTTTTTAAAGAATAATGTAGCTCAAGGAACAACGGTGTCTACAGTTGCAGGGCTTACATACTATGCTGCAGTTGCTCGTTTTAATAACTATGATTGTACCTTTCATTTTGACGAAGCAGACTTTCCACACACCATAGGAAGCGGTAACAAAACAATTAACACAGCAGACTTAGCTACTCCAAGTTTCCAAGGTAAAGACTTCTTTGACGCTACGCTTTACACAGGTAACAGTGCTACTCAGATTGTAGGCGGCGGGAGTGATTCTAAGTTTACAGCCTCTGCTTGGATAAAAAGTAGAAGTGCCACCTCTAGTAATATGCTCTACGACAGGGTAAGGGGAGTGGCACGGGACTTACATTCTAACACTGCAGATGCTGAAGTATTTGACGCAGATACTCTGACAAGCTTTTTACAAAGGGGTGGGGAGCTAGGTGCAGATTCACAGGTAAACCTTAACACTGGTACCTTTGTTCTCTGGCAGTGGTTAGCAGGTAGCTCTGCAACTGGCGGTATAACTAATACCACAGGTTCTACTAACAGTACCCTTGTTACATCCGTGGCTCAAAACTTTTCAGTGGGTACATTTACTGGAACAGGCAGTTTTACAACAGTGGGTCACTCACTAGGAGGTGTGCCAGACGCTATCTTTGTAAAGAACGCCACCACTGGTTCAACTGACTGGGCAGTATATATAAAGAACATCACAGGTATAAATGGAAATCCTGAGAATAATGTTCTAGAATTAAACACTACTATAGTGGCAACTGCTAATGCTACAGTATGGCAAAGTCAAGCACCTACCTCTACAGTCTTTACCGTGGGTAGCAGTAGCCAAACAAATCAGTCCGGTCAAACTATGTCTTTTATGGCTTTTAGATCTATCCCCGGTGTCTGTAAAGTAGGATCGTACACGGGTAATGGAACAACTAATGGTCCTTGGGTAAACTTTGAGTTTAAACCACGTTGGGTTTTAATAAGGCGTGCTGACAGCGGAGGAGATCCTTGGTGTATCATAGACATGGCGAGGAATCCCTTTAATACCACTACTAATCCGCTAGTCTTACGTCCTAATACAACAGATATAGATACATCAGGAACACTAGGGTCTGTTGACTTTCTTGCCAATGGTATTAAGTTTAACAGTATAACAAGTGCAGGGAATGGATCACTAGGTAACTTTGTTTATATTGCCATGGCAGACATAGGTGGCCATGGTACACTCCCACCAATATACGGGATATAGATTATGAGGGAGAATCAAAATGGGTAGCGGTTCACCAGTATCACAAGGAGCACCTGCGCCTCAATCTGCTCCTGCGCCTACACCAGACGCAACTTTCGACGCCTTCAATCCCCCTGCCCCAGCTCCTGCTCCTGCAGCTCCAGTCTTTGATACTTTTAATCCCCTGTCCGGTGGTCAGGGGGGCGCAGGTACACCCGACTTTCCTGCATCAGGTATACCCGGTGATCCCTTTGATCAACCTATTCCTCCACCTGGTCCTGATCGTCCTCCCGGTAGATTTGTAAGTGAAGATGCTACTTTTCAAGAACGTCTTGCAAGGTCTAGAGCAGGAACTGGTCCTCTCTTTATCCGTGTTAAGTTTGTACCGTTTGGACCGGGAGAATTTGAAGAGTCTCTCAGAGAGCAAGGTTTTGGTGAAGGTGCAATAGCAAGAAGATTAGGACGTTTTGGATTAGGGTCAAGCTCTGGTTCAAGTTCTGGCTCACGATCAGGTTCTGGTTCTTCTCAATCAGATCCAGTCTTTGATGCTTTCACTCCTCCTCCTCCTTCTCCCACAGGACAAGATGAGTTAGACGCAAGGCCATCCAGTAACCAGCAGCCTACTGTTAGCCCTGCTCCCCGTAGGCTTGCTCCCTCTGGTGAGGGTTTTTCTCTTCCTTCTCCATTTGGCGGCACTGCTGAAACAGTAGGTGGAATAGCGAATATTGCTGACACAGCTTTGGGTTTAGGTTTACCAGGCTTAGGGCCAGCTGCTAATCTAGCAGTACAAGCTGGTCAATTTCTTAATCTACCAGAAAGCCAGAGAGGGTCTATAGACAAAGGAGAAGCAGTTAGTAGTCTACTTCCTTTTGGATTAGGAGGAGACAATGTTGAAACGCAGTTTGCCAACTTAACAAGTCAAGATGAGCTAAACGCTGGTGAATCTATTCAAGGATCTAACGAGCTACAGAGAACCCTTTCAAGTATAGATGAAGGAACCCTTGACGAGTTTGAAGATAATGAGTTAGAAGGTCAGATACCCAGAGGACAAGGTGAGTTAGACGCAGGTATTACTGACGATTTTTCTGATTTTAAAAATTTCCAAGGTTTTGAAGGTAGGTCAGATGGTCTGACTAGTTTTGGGTTTCAGGATTTTGAAGGCGGTCTTCCTTTTGATCCAGATACAGCAGCACCCGGTTCCCGTGAAGAAGCTTTTCTACAGACTATAAATCCAGACTTTAAAGCAAGTGGTTCTGGTGATCCTGTCTTCGATGCTTTTGATCCACCTACTGATCCCAGGTTTGATCCATTTGATAACCTAGAGCTTGCTTCTTCACCAGATACTACCTTTGAAGTATTTGATGCTTTTAATCCTGATCTAGGAGATGATCCTGTCTTTGATGCTTTTAATCCTAATGACTTTGCTCCTGTATCCAGACCCGGTACATTTAGCTTTGACAATATTAGTAATATACCAGAACAGTTTCGGCTTGCTCCACCCCTTCCTCTTGCTAATGATCCTGTCTTCGATGCTTTTGATCCACCTGCGCCAGATACAACCTTTGATGCTTTTGATCCTCCTACTCCTGCCTTGTCACGCAATCCAGAAGAAGCGGAACGGCAAGTAAAAGCAGCTAATATTACTCAAGCGGTGGAAGCACAGAACCCCGGTAGTTTAGGAAGAGAAAGGGTAAGAAGTGCTGGACAAGTTTTAAGAGAGAGCTTTGATCGTAATACTAGAGAACGGGAAGCTGGCAACAGGGGTCTAGAGACAGGTGTTCAAGTCGCAGGTCTAGGTGATATTCTAGATTTTTTCACACCAGAGAATAGATTAGATCAGTCACGAAGACGCGCAGAGGAAGCGGCGGCTAGGCGGCGCCAAGGTATACCTCCGGCAGGGCTGCAACGCGCACAGAAAGCAGCTGCACTAACTAACCCAGTATCCGGGGGAGTTTTCGGACCAACAGTTCCGAATGTTCAGGTAGGAGGTGCAGGTAGACAGGGTACACTTGTCCCTTCTTCTCAAGAAGTAATAAGGGCGTTAGCAGCACCAGATGGAAAAGGTGGACTAAAAGCAGAAGCAGATCGTAGCATTCTTGACAGACTAAACAGTTTCTTTGGGAGAACACCTTCTGTTACAACACAGCTTCCTCCTCCTGCATTTGACAGGGCGGCAGCAGCTGCACAGTTTGAAGCACAGCAAGCAGCGTTAAATCGACAAGCAGCTGGCCAAGGAGGAGGAGCTACTCAACCCCCTAATACAGGCCGACTACCAGAATCAAACCGAGGAACGGGTAGGGGTACGTTTGCAGAAATTTTAAAACAACTGGGAATTGGTAGGGCTAGAGGTGGTCTAGTAGGGCTTACAAGGAAAGGAAACTAAACAATGTGGGCAAGAATATCAGGTAATCAAGTGTTAGAGATTATCCGAGTGCCTAAAGGTATGAAGATTAATGGGGTTCAATACCCTAAGACTATCTTTACTGACGCTTGGACAGACGAAGAAAGAAAGAACATAGGTGTAGTACCTTATAAGTATATAGGTAATATGGTAAATACTATGTTCTACAAAACATCTGAAGGTCCTCCTGTTGTACTGGAAGATAAAGTAACTGTGATCAGAACTACAACGCCTATAGAACTAGCTGATATTAAAGCTACAATGAAAAGTCAGATTAACGCTGTTCTTGCTGCGTGGTTTGGAGAAACCGACTGGTACTTTATCAGAAAGTTAGACACAGGCAAAGAAGTTCCTGCTAATATTGTCAAGTGGAGGAACGATCTCAGAGCCAGAGCATTGGTGCTCGAAGGTGATATAGATAGTAAAGGTAACATAGCAGGGCTAGAAGCCATGACCATTGTAACACCTGAGATGTTAGAGGATGATATAGAAGCTGTAGCAGAAATTAATGACTGGCCTGTTAAACCAAAATAAGGTAGTGTATAATACATGAAAGTACTGGCTAAATTACTACTTGTTGTTTGTCTTCTACTGGCTCCTGTCTCTGCATTGGCTCAAGAGACATGGGCTAAAGGAGATTCAATAGCTACTTTCTTTATGTGCTTATCAGAGAAAGATATAATGGACGTAGCTCTGGCAGACAGTAGAGATATGAATTCCTACGCTGAACAGTTACTAGGTAAAAGTATTGCTCAACGCTGTTTTAGGCTTTCTCCTCCACAGATGTTTAGAGTTGAGGAGGTTATCTCAACTTATAACGACTATAAAGATATACCTACTTGTATACTAAAAATAAGAAAAAAAGGTGCTGATGTTGCAGGTTACGTTGTAGCTGCAGGTATCCCCAGTAAAGGAATCTAAAGATGCCAGACTTAACTGATGTAGAGATAGGGAAGATGTTACAAGCTGTAGATCAGTTGAGTAAAGAAGTTGACAGGTTAACCAATAGGCTTGACCAACTTGAAAGTCAACTTGACAAAGGCAAAGGAGTTCTCCTAGGAGTGTTCATAGTAGCCTCTGGTTTAGGAGCAGCTATGTCTGCTATTATACAGAAGGTATTCACGTATTAAAGTAAGGAAGATAGTACCATGGCGTTTACCACTAGAATACGATTAGAAAAGCAAGCAGACGGGGCTAACCCTAACTCTTGGGGAACTGTGCTTAACAACAACGTCATTGATCTTGTTGATGACGCCATAGCTGCCTACGTCACAGTATCCCTGTCTTCTGTAGATGTAACCTTAACCAATCTTGATGGCACAACTGATCAAGCCAGAAGTGCTTTTCTTGAATTACAAGGAACCTTAACCAGTGATGTTAATCTCGTCATCCCTCAACAGTCTAAAGGCTACTTTATCAGAAACCAAACCGTTCTATCAGGAACTGAAACTACAAAGATTAAAACTCTGGCAGGTCAGGGTGCAACTGTGGGGGTCAGTTCAGATGGATGGTTTGTTTGTGATGGGGTGTCTGTTCATCAGCCCAATGCCACTGGTCTAGGACTAGGCACTGCTTCAAACTTAAACATTGGAACTGCAGATGCAGACCTTATTCCAGTGTCCACTGCAGATATTAGGTATGTTAGAACCTCTGTCTCCTCTACAATCCCATCAGCAAAAACCTTTACCAGCGCCACCACCTTTACAGGTCCAGTGGTTGGACCAGTTGTCTCTCTTACAGACGCTGCTTCTATAGCTGTCAACATGGCTCTGGGAAATAACTTTGCCATAACACTGGCAGGTAACAGAACACTGGGTGCACCTGCTGGTGTAACACCGGGACAGACAGGTTATATCTACGTGGCGCAAGACGGCACAGGGAGTAGAACTCTTGCCTTCGCCACTGCCTATGTTTTTGTAAGCGGTACTGCTCCCACCATGAGCACAGGAGCAAACGCTGTTGATCTTCTGGTTTATAATGCAAGAACTACCACTGCTATATCTACTCTAGTTATTAAAGCTTTGGCTACTGCACCGTAGGAGTTATAAGTGTCCACACTATCACAAACAAGAAAGCTTAATTTTAGGCCGGGAATACACAGAGAATCTACGCAGTATGCGGAGCAAGGTTCTTGGTATGATGGTAATAGAGTCAGGTTCAGAGACAAAAGACCTGAAAATATCAGAGGCTGGGACGTTAAAACTTCTGGTTCTATTCTGGGTACAGGTAGAGATCTGCTTACATGGCAAGATAATATTACCCAAAAACAGATGGCCATTGGAACAGACAAGGCTTTGTACCTTTACCAAGGAACAAGAACTTTTAACATCACTCCTGTCAGAGCCAGCGCAACTCTGACCAATGCTTTTGGCACACAGGCAAACAATGTAAGGGTCTGTGTATCAGACACAGCACACGGGCTGGCTTCTGGTGACTTTGCCGTGTTTACTTCTTCCTCTGTTGCCACTGATTTTTCTTTTAACGCTATGTTCCCTGTCAGTGTTATCACTGCAAACGTCTTTACTTTTGATGCCTCTACCTCTGCACCTGACAACACAACAGCAGCGGGAGAAGCCACTGTTCAGTACCTTATACCAACTGGTGCTTCTGTTGGGATCACAGGTACAGGCTACGGTGCAGCAGACTATAATGCACAGGTATTTACCTCTGTGGTTCTGACCAGTGTTATCAATGTGGTAGCTGCCACAGTTGCTGTTAGCATAACTAGTCCTAGTCATAATTTAGAGATTGATGATTTTGTTTACTTCACCACTGCAACAACAGTGGGAGGTAACATTCTTCTTACAGATTCTACCTTTGGTGGTCCTATCTTTCAGGTGGTGTCAGCAGAAGATGCTAATAACTTTACCATTAATTCTTTGGTTAGTGCAGTTGCGACAAGCGCAGGAGCAGGTCTAGCCACGGCACAGTTCCTTGTAGATGTTAGTACCACAGCAGGATTCAGAACATGGAACTCTCCTGCTGTGTCAGCTGGTATTGATTTCATACCTGCTAACTGGCAGCTAGATACCTTTGGAGAGATACTTCTTTCCAACAAAAGAGGAATGGGGTTAAACCAGTGGTTTCCTACTTCAGGAGGATTGGCCAGAGCCTTTCCTGTTACCAACGCCCCTGTCAGTATTAACTCATTCGTGGTCTCTCCTAACGACAGACACGTTATTTGTTTTGGTTGTTCTACTTTTGCAGGGCCAAAAGAACCTTTACTTGTGAGGTGGTCAGATCAAAATGATTACACTAACTGGACGCCTTCTGTAAGTTCTACATCAGGAGAAAATACCCTGTCAGGTGGAACTGAGATTGTACAGGGTATCAGAAGTAGAAACCAAATTGCTATTCTTACTGATCGTGTTCTCTATGGTATGCGCTTCACTGGTCCTCCTTTTATCTTTTCTTTCACTGAACTAGGAACAGGGTGTGGTGGAGTTAGTCAGCACGGTGGTACTGATATGGACGGTACTCCTGTCTGGATGGGCTTTAATAACTTTTTTGCTTTTGATGGTAGGGTAAGAAGATTAGACTGCACGGTTAGAAGGCATGTCTTTAATGATATAAACAGAGATCACATGAATAAAATATACGCAGGTATTAACTCAGAGTTCAAAGAGATTACGTGGCTCTATCCATCTGCTGATTCTATCGAATGCAACAGGTATGTTTCGTGGTCCATGGAAGAAAACTACTGGGTCTACGGTGAAGCTATCTGGACTACGTGGAGTGACAGAGGTGTCTTTGATAATGTTATTAACACGGGAACATCAGTAGGCGTCACTCGTATCTATGACAATGAGATACCAAATATCTTTACCGGGAAAGGGTTGAAGATAGATTCCTTTATTGAAAGTGCTGACTTTGGCATAGGTGATGGTAATGAGATGCTCTTTGTTGACAGGTTAATTCCTGATCTTGAAATCAACAACGGGCAGGTTGCTTTTACAATTCAAACCAAAGAGTTTCCCAACGGCCAACTAAGAACAAAAGGACCTTTCAATCTTACTCAGAATACCCAGACAGTTAGATTTAGAAGCAGAGGCAGACAGGCAAGAATTAGGTTAGAGAACGATGCCACAGGAACTGAATGGAGATACGGAGATATGAGACTTGATATACAAGAAGATGGTCTCAGGTAGGTACAGATGGCAGCAGTTTATCCTACACTTCCTGATCTATACAGGTTAACAGACGATGAATTAATACAAGCCTACGCAGAGATAAGAGAGTGGGCAGACTCGATGATTAACGAACTAGAGGGAAGAGACCTAGAAAATATTAGAACAGGTACTGTGAGAATTAATAGAGAAGTATCATCTGGTGTAGTAGGTCAACCACTTGCGGGTGATGTAATATACGAAAGAAAAACAGGTAAGTTTAGAGGTTATGTAAGCGTAGCAGGGACCACCATTGGTTGGTCAGATTTTAATTCATTCACTCCGTAGGAGATTAAGTTATGTCGCTATTTAATAAGTCTAATTTTATGAATGCTATGATACGTGCTATGTACGACCAAGATCCTAATTTTCGCACTCAAGTAGCAAATGCTCCTGCAGGTACACAACAAATGTTTACTCAGATGGGTATCTTACCAGCAGGATCAGGGGGTCTAGCTGGAGTATCTGATCCACAAGCCATTCGGAATATAAGAGCAGATGCTTCTTCTAATCCTGAGACCAAGGCTATGCTCAGAGCAGGAATAGATCCAGAAGAAGCTGTTTCTATGCAGCTAGGAGGAGGGGTAGATGATCAACTGTTCCAACAAGGTTTTCAACAAGGCGCTCTTCAGCCTTTAATCTCTACTCCTATTCCTGCCCCTGCTGATTCTTATAGTAGTGCTGCTGGTCTATCTAATTTAATGAAGCCCAATGTTTATACAGATGTAAATGCTTATAATCAAAGAATACCGTTGGGTCCACCTGTTGATACTCAGGTGCTTCAAGCCGCGCAGAACTTTGCTAATCCTTCAGTTTTTAGTTATAATGGGGCAGGAGGTGGTCTCTCAGGTATGATGCCTAGTGGTGCTCCGGGTTCAATGAATCCAATGGCAGGTAATCAGAACCAAGCTTTTGGGCAAGGACAACAACAGCAACAAGTAATGCCTATACAACCTTACACAATGGGTACATAATAAAATGCAAATAGGTCCTAGTACATATATGGCAGCGGCTCCCGGCGCAGACATGAGCGGTCTGGCCAATCTAATGGCCATGAAGGGTAGAAAAGGAGACAACACTCTTGTTCATATGAGCAAGTCAGAACTCCCTTATCTTAATATGTTGGCACGTTCTGCTGGTCATTCTCAAGGACTACCTGTTAATCCAGAGACAGGTCTACCAGAGGCTAACATACTTAAAAGTATCCTACCAGTTGCTGGTGCTATATTAGGTGGAATGTTCTTACCTATGGCTTTACCTTTTCTAGGAACAGGCGCACTGGCAACAGGTGTAGGTGCAGGGCTAGGTTCTTTTGGTGGTGGTCTTCTAGGAGGACAAAGTTTAAAGGAAGCTGCCATAGGTGGGTTAATCAGTGGTGGTCTCTCAGGACTAGGCGCTGGTATGTTTGGTGATCAAAGTTTAATGGGTGTGTCAGAAACTGTAGGACAGGCCACACCAGAAATTGTTACTCAAGGTGTTCAACAAGCTGGGTCAGGGTTGCCAGAGGTTGGTTTTGGTACTAATTTTGGACCAGCAAGTTTACCCACACCTGCTTCCGGTGGTGCAGGTTTGGTTCCACCTGTGCCTAGTGCAGACTATGTAAAAGCTTTACAAGCAAAGGACTTAGTAAATAAAGATTTTGCAGTCAGTGATTTAATGAAAGGTTTTCAACCTTCTCAGGCTAATCTTAGCGCAGTTCAAGCAATGGATAAACCATCCTTTCTTAGCACAGTAAAACCGTATGATCCTCAACTAGGGTTAGGTAAGATGGACTTCTTAAAGACTCAGCTTAAACCTGCCGCGACAGCGGGATTAGCTGGCATAGGAGTAGACGCTGCTCTGGAAAGAGGAGCCTTTGAGCCTATAGACTACAGTAGTTACTATGACGCTATGGAAGTAGAGAGACCATCCCCGCTTCCCAAGAAAGGTCTACGCTTTGAGTCTGAGAGAACAGGCGCTTTTCCTACTAGCGTAGAAGAAGCACTGGCTTTTGCACAGCCCGGAGCTGGTAGACGCAGGTTCTTTGACGAAAGGTTTACCCTCCCTGCCAAGACAGGTGGACTAATTAAGATGCAAGAAGGTGGTAGTTTCTTAGAACAAATGTTAACAGGTGGTTTATTATCTACTGATAAAGCCCAAGATGTAATTAGCAAGCTTCCTCTTCCTATGACTTCTCTGTTAGGAGGAGCAGGAGCACCTGCGTTACTAGAAAAATTTCTAGGTGGAGGAGGAGATCCTACAGCACCACCTCCCGCTGCCCGTGCAATGGACGCCCCTGTAGCACCTTCTCCTTTACCGACACAGGGAGAGCTAGAAGAGATGGAAGATGTAGCAACGATGCAGCAAGTTCTTTCTGGTATTCCGGTTGAGGCGCAAGCAGGTGGCTTAATCCAAGCCTACGAAATGGGAGGACCACCGTCTCCTTACTTTGAAGGGAGAGTAAATGGTCCTGGTGATGGTATGTCTGACTCAATACCTTTCTCCATCGAAGGACAACAACCAGCTATACTATCCAGAGATGAGTACGTTCTTCCCGCTGACATTGTATCAATGATGGGTAACGGTTCCTCTGATGCAGGTGCTGGTAAAATTGATTCTTTCATAAATGACTTTAGGGTGCAAAAATACGGTAGAGGTGAACAACCACCAGAAACCAGTAGAGGACTAAATAGTATAGGATAGTATGGCTAACATTTCACTTGTACCCGTTACCGATATTAGAAATGTCTGGGGAGATATTTCCAGACACATAAAGAAAGCAACCGACTACACCTATGGAAGGTATGAAGAGATAGATGTTCTTCATGGGTGCGTAACAAATAAGTTTCATCTCTGGATTGTGTACAGTGATGGACCAGAATACATAGGAGCAGCTATCACAGAGGTACTAGACTACCCTAGAAAGAAAGCTCTCTCTGTTGTATTCCTTTCTGGTGATAACTTTTCAGAGTGGATGCCAGAGATAGACAAGAAGTTTGTAGAGTTTGCAAAAGTTCTTGACTGTGATTTTGTGGAAGCCTGTGGTAGAGCAGGTTGGGAGCGTAAAGTAAAAAAACTAGGATGGCTCAAAAGATTTAGCATTATAGAAAGACCATTGACATGATGATAAACTTAAACAAAGTCTGGAACGATAACCCCTTTGACCAGTGGACAGAGGAAGAACTTCTGTGCATGGAGGGGCAAGGCATCTGTTATGGTAAAGGTAGTAGTTCTCCACCGCCTCCTCCCACTGTAACTACCCAGACACAGGTCAGTGAGTTTCCCACAGAGTTACGCCCCTTTATTTCAGATATCTTTGAGAAGAGTCAAGCTGTACAAGAACAGCGCCAAGCAGAAGGTTTTCAACCAGAACTTACACAGCAGCTGGCTCCGTTTACTGGTGATCAACAGACAGCTTTTGAAGGAATACGTCAGCAGGTGGGGCAGACTCGTCCTCTGTTTAATGAAGCCACAGAATTAGCCAGAAGTTCAGCCAGAGGAGCAACTGATCCTGCAGAACTAGCTGCCTTGATGAACCCTTTCCTGAGAAACGTAGTTGACACTGAGAAGAGAGAAGCAGAGAGAGTTGCAGATGTACAGGAACAACAACTAGCAGCGCGTGCTGCACAGGCAGGAGCCTTTGGTGGATCAAGAGCAGGTATCATAGAGTCAGAAAGACAGCGTAATCTAGCCACGCAGTTGGGTGATATTGAAACTCGCGGTCTTGCCCTTGCTTTTAATGATGCTCAGAACAGATTACAAAACCAGTTTGGCAGAGAAGCTTCAGCTGCTGGACAGTTGGCTTCGCTAGGTACAGCTATTCCTGCACAGACATTTAAAGAGCTGGGCGCACTGTCCGGTATTGGTGCTGCTGAACAACAGCAAGGACAGAGAGCACTGGACATTGCCACCCAACAGGCCAGAGAAGAGTTTGGTTTCCCGCAACAGACCCTCCAAGATTTCTCTTCTATCCTCAGAGGCTTTCCGCTCCCTGCTACAACCAATGTTAGCAAGTCAACCTTTAGCCCTGCACAACCTTTATCTACACAGCTGATAGGTCTAGGTGCGGGTTTGGCTGGACTAGCTGGTAATGCTGGTGCGTTTGGAAAAGCAGGTGGTAGAGTAGGTGCTCTTGCTCCCATAGGTTTAAAGAACGGTGGGTACGTTAAGCTAGCAGGAGGTGGTGGCCTAGGAGAGATGATGCAGAAGAACCTACCCTCTAACAGAGTAAGGATGGGAAAGGTTGCTTATCAGGATGCTAGTGGTGTACCTACAAGTCCTGTTGCCCCTATTCCTCCGGGTACTCTTTATGAGATGACTCAAGAAATACTTAAGATACTCGAAAACGAAGGAGAAGCAGGTTTAATTAAAATTCAAAGTAAATTTCCACGGGAGGCGATAAACTTTGCTTTGGCTCAAGCAAATTCTTCACAAACATCTCCACCTGTAACGGGTGATGCAGCTACAGCCGCTATTACAAAGGCTTCTCAAACAGGACGGGATACTCTTGTCGATAGAGGCATTCTGTCTGCTAAACCTGCTAGCTACACCCCACCAACAAATAGAAGTAAAAATCCCAAGGATTTAAGTTTTCTTCAGAAAGCGTTTGGTGTTGCTGATGATATAGCTGGAGGCGTAAGTGCTGCCAAGCCAGTAACAGTGTCTTTAGATCCTAAGATGGGCGTCAAGGTACCACAGGTGCAGGAACAAGCTCAAACTGTAAAAACTGGTCTCCCTCCTGCTCAATCTCAACTACTGTCAGGAGATCCTACAGCAGACTTTGGACCAACTTCAACAGTGATGGGAGGTAGTTATGATCCTGTTCCTAGAGGATCAGCGCAGAAAGTTACTGCTCCTTCTTCTCCTCCTGCTCTTCCCCCTCCCGCCACTCCACCAAACTTTGGAGCCACTTCAACAGTGATGGGCAGTAGTTATGATCCTGTTCCTAGAGGATCACAGCAGAGAGTTATTGCTCCTCCTCCTGCTGCTACTCCTTTACAGTCAACTACCCCTGCTCCATCTTTACGTTCAACAGCAGCTTATGATCCTAGAATCTTTTCCGAGTCACCCGGAGCAACTTATGGACTGGAGCCAGACAACAGAAAAGCTTTGGAGCAGATAGTGGTAGGAACGGCAAAGTCTAGAAATCCTGTTCAGAGATTACTCCATAGCACTGGAATAGGTTCAGGATTAGTATCAACTGCTGATACATTCACTGAAGGCGCAGAAATACTAGGCGATGCTGTATTTAAGGGTGTATTAGCTCCAAAAGCACCGTACAATCCTCTTGCAATACCGGGGAAAGGATTTAGGTTGTTATCTACTGGCACTCCTGATCCTGCTAAAGCTAAAGAGCTAGCTACAACTGGTATGTTTCCTGATCAAATGGCTCAATATGGTGTAAAAGCCGAAGTTCCTGATATAGGTACGGATACGGATACCGCAAGCGACAGTACCCAACCTCCTAAGATTATAACTGATAACGAAGAAGTTTCCGCAATTGCCTCTACCCCTGACGGTGGTGTAGCAGAAGAGTTTAGCTTCTTACAAGTAGACGAGGCTGATCCTGCTGCGAAACCAGCTGATCCTGCTGCGAAACCAGCTGATCCTGCTAATGTTACTCAAGACAAAGCAGATTACGACAAACAGATATCTGATATAAAAAGTAAAGATTATTCTGACGATATTAAAGCTATGCTTGGTGACGCTCCTACCTATGAGAAAGGTGAAGAGCCAGACTTTGCTGCAAGAAAGTGGCTGGCACTGGCAAACTTTGGTGCAGGTCTTCTAGCCTCTGGTGGTGGTAAAACACTGGCGCAAAGTGTAGGTGAAGCTGCTAAACCTGCGTTGAAAGAACTTGCAGATATCGGCAAGGAAGAAAGAAAAATTAAAAGTGAATTAAGAAAAGAAAGAAATGCTCAGAAGAGAGCAGACTATCAAGATGACTTAAAAAGATTTGATCTCCAACGACAGTTAAAAAGCGATGATTTAAAAATGTATACAGGTCTTGCTAAAATAAGACAAGAAGAAGAGGCTAACAAGATTAGTGCAACAAACGCTCAAACAAATAAAAATCGTATGATATCTGAAAATGCTACACGAAAAGTTCAAAGGGTTCAAAAAGAATTTGAAAATAGAATACGCAACAAAGGACAACTTACATTTGGCGAAGCAGATAAAATAATTGAACAGGTTTTAAAGCGTTCTAGCACAGCAGCACAAACTGGAGCTAAAAGTATAGTAACAGGTATGACTGATACCAAAAAATTAACAGAGAGTTTTAATGCCGCTTTTAATGCGGAACTTCCTACGCTTGTTAGTAGATTAGAGGGTCGTCTTGTGGATCAAAACGGAAACCCTGTCTCAAGAGAACGGATTATGTTAATGCTGGGTAAGGCAGCTGGTGCAACTCCTCCACCCAAACCCGGAACCACGGTAAATGTAACAGGAGCAGGGGGCGCTACTGTAACAATGGGTAGTAATACTGATGGTGGCTAGATAAATGTCAGAGCAGCAAAAAACAACTGACTTTGTTTACACCAGTGAAGACGGCGTAGAGTTTAATGTCTCTTTACCGGGAGAACGCTCTCAAGAAGAAGTTCTAGAGTGGGCTAGGACATATGGCGAAGAAACTGAAATAGCGGCTGGTATCAGAGAGCCGGGGTTTGGTCCTGTTACCATGGGCGCTGTGCCAGCACCTTTTGAGCGTGGACTCTACAGTGCTAGACAAATCGGTGCTACACTAGGCGCAGAACTTGGTCTTCTAGATAAAGAAACCGCTGCAAAAGATATCGAAAAGATGGAACGATATCGTGAATACTCCAGAGAAGAAGATAGAAGAGAAGACTTCGCCAGTGGTGATCTGGTCAGAGATCCTCAGACAGGCAGACAAGTTAGAGAGGGTGAGCTAGAATACTACCGAGACTTAGAAACGCTCATTAACTACGATAAAGCTAAAACTGTGTCTGATGCCTTGTCAATTCTAGCAGACAACCCCACAGCTTTCCTCCCACTCCTTGGAGAATCTTTAGGAACAGTTGCTCCTGCTCTTACAGCCACCGCTGTAACTGCCATTGCCACAGGTGGTACAGGTCTACCGGGAATACTTGCCGCTGCATTTGTAGGTGGTCTGGGTTCTGGCTCTACAGAGTACGGTTCTTCAATCTTGCAAGCTTTCTCAGAAAGTGGAGTTGATCTTAGTAACGATGAACAAGTTGCTGCTGCTCTTAATAATCCAGAAACTATGGCTGAAGTCAGAGATGAAGCTGTCAAGAGAGGTGTAGCCATAGGTATCTTTGACGCTCTTACAGTAGGCTTTGCGGGTAAGCTGTCAAGCTTAGTCAAGGGTGCACCCCTGAGCAAGGCAGCGACAGAGGCGTCTATGCTTAGAAGAGTGGGCGCAGGTACAGCAGAAGCCACTGCTCAAGCTGTTGGTGGAGGTGGTGGTGAAGCAACGGCACAAGCTCTGACAGGTAAGTATAAACCCGGAGACATAATACTAGAGATGGCGTTTGAAATGCCCACTGCTCTGCCAGAGGTAGCCCTAGGTGCAAGAGCAACCCGTGCTCGAAAGCTTAGACGCGCACTAGAAGATAGAGGTTACACTGCCGAACAGATAAATGAATTTGGTTCTATGTCAGGTAACCAACAGAATAAAATTATAAAAGAATTAAATGAACAAGGTGTCAGTGATACTTTTACCTCTGCTTCTGCTGCTCAGATCAGGACAGAGATGGCAAGAAGAGAAGAGTTAAAAGCAGAAGAAGCCAGAGCAAATGAGGCAGGTGAAGAAACTCTCACTGATGATATCGTTGGTTCAGCAGAACCTGCCAGTAACCCTGACTTTATAGTTACAGCGACAGGTGAATCCATACAAGCTGTGGATGGTCAACCTGCGTACACCGCTGAAGAGTTAACCGTAGCCGCTGAAGAACTTAAATCACAAGCTATAATCAGAGAAGAGAGTGATCAAGACGCTGCCATCCGACAATCTTTTGATGTTGTACTGGATAGATTTAATACGCTTATAGATGAAGGTACTGTAGATAGAGCAGAGAGTAATGCACCTTTTCAAGAATCTTTAACTGCGTTTGAAACACAAGTCGAAGCTAAGTATCCCGGTATTTCTAGATCTCAAAAAGTTACAGTTCAATACCTTTTAGGAACTAATCAACCTTTACCAGCAAAAGTTACTGATCCAGAATTTGGTCAGTATAGTTCAGCCTCAGAAATAACTCCTAGTCTTGGTGCAGCAGTTGAGGCACAAACAGGTATACGCCCAGATTCTACTACACCTATAGCTGATTTTGCCACAGAAGAAGAACGTGCTGTCCTACGTCAGAACACTATCGAGGCTGAAGGTGCATCCCCTACAGTTCCTAGACAAACCAGAACAGTTACAGATCCATCTAGCTATACTACCAGAGATGTACCTGTTGAACAGAAACCAAACCACGCATTTGTAACTGCTCCTATTACACCAGAAGAACAGCAGTTTGTTGAGAACAACGAGACTATAGATCTCCAAGCATCTGATAGTTTATTTAATGATCTTTATAACAAGGCTAGAGCAGAGCCTTATTCTTTTGACTTAGGTGCAGCTGCACAAGCAGCTAAAGAACGTATAAAATATTTAGTAGCTGAATCAGATAAGAATGATATGGCTATCAGTGAGGGTAACCTTGAAGCTATCAACACACCTGTTGATCCTAACGCAACTGAAAAGGCTGTGGATAGAACCAACAGAGAGCTTGCTGTGCCAAGTACAAACGCCAACGGCACACCCACTTCAGACAAGAAGGCACTAGCTGAGATAGAAGCAGGAACTAAATCTCCTCAGATGCCAACCACTGCTCCGAAAAACCTACCGGATATGAAGAAGTTTGCAGAGTGGTGGGTCTTCCCTGATGTAGCTTCTCATAGATATCCTCTCTTTGCACCTTACTGGAATGCCGTCAGCACTCGTAAAGGTCTCATCAATGATAGGATGACAACTTACTTTATACCTCTCATGGATACGCTAAACAAACTTGAGGTAAGCCAATCACGAACTAGTGTGATGATGGCTTTAGAATTACTAGATCAGATAAGTCAAGGAACAAACGCACCGGGGAATGCCTTAACAACAGACGGTGTTCTTGATCCAGCTAAAGTAGAATATGACGCACAGAAAGAACGATACATTCTGAGAAACCCCGGTGGTGATAATGTAAGAACAGTCTTGACTCAACCGGGAACAGGTATCATTGAACTAACGCAAGAAGAAATGAATACTCTTGTTGCTATTCGTCAGTCTTTTAATACCGCCAAGGCAGATATCATCACAGCTTTTAATCCTGACTTTTTTGTAGCAGAGACTGCAACTCCTGCTCAAGTTTTAGATCTGGCTAATCGACTAAAAGAAGCAGACGCAGACACAGCTGTACAAATCGTCAATGATTCAAATGTAATTATTAAAGATGACCCTGAAAGTTTCTTCTCAGAATTTTTAGAGGGGAAGAAAACTAAAGATGAGATAGTAAACTTCTTGACTAACTATAGCAACAACGTGGCTGTGTTTAATCAGAACTTAAACTATCTTCCTCATATGCGCTTTGGTAATGTTGGTGTCAGAGTTACCACAATAGAAGGTGATGGTGAAACTACTGCTTGGTTTGGTACTTACAAGCCTTCCTACTTTAAAAGAAACTTACTTTCTCTTAGCCCTGACTTTAATAATATTGAAGACAGTGTTAAGTATAAAGAACTAAGAGCGCAGTTAAAGGCAGAGTACGGAGAGAACGCCACTGTTAAATTACAGAACTTAGAAGGTCGCGGAGTAGAAGAGATAACCAATGCTAATCCTGACACAGTAAATAATATTCTTCAGACATTGACTGAGCTTAGAAGCACAGCTTTAACAGTTGAAGAGAACGCTGCCCTGAGTAAAATGATAACAGCTGCACGGGAAAAGCTTGTAGGTATTAAGCCTAGTGTAGACCCGTCGAAACAACAAGCAAGAAAAAATATACCGGGATGGGTTACACCAGAAACTGCCATTGAGAAAATGAATGACACGTTGAATATGTACTTTGGTAGAGTGGCTTCTTACTACGGTGATCAGAAAACAAAAAAAGAACGTAGAGATGGTATTCAATTACTTAGAGATAACAACCTTAATAACTTAGTAAGGTACGCAACTGATTTAAATGATTACCTTGTAGGTGGTCATCAAGATGTTCTTCATCTTAGAAGAATAGCTTTTCATTATTTTCTAGGATTAAATCCGTCTTCTGCTGTGGTTAACTTGACGCAGATACCAATGGCTAGTGTTCCTTGGTTAACTAGATTTACTGCTTCTGGCAGAGCACAACGAGAAATACTAAGGGCCATGAACGATGCAGGTAAAATAGCAGGGCTTGTAAGAGGTTTAAAAAGAACAGGGACAGGTACTGTTGCAGAGTTAATTAATCTTAAAAATCCTCTGGGAGATAGCCCCGCACAGGTACAGCTGTGGGAAGATATAAAGGTTGACTTACTAAGTGGTAGACTTATGGCGCAGGTTACTGCTGAACAAGCTGGCATTGCTAACTACGGTGGTGTACGTGAGTTTCAGTACAATAACTTTAAATCTTTTATTAACAGAGCGGAAGGTATCTCGTCAGCTATCTTTACATATGTAGAGTTGGTTAACCGACTTACAACTTACATAGCAGCGCATAGAGTTTATAACTATGAGGCAGGGAGAGGCAGAGCAGCAGGTAATAAGATAGAAAATAAACTGGTCAATAATGCAGACTACCAAAACTTTAGATTGTCTCAACAAAATGCAGGGATACAGGCAAGTGATGCCAGATACTTTGCTGCGTTTACTGTAGACAAAACTCAGTTTCTTATGGGTGCTGACAATAGACCAAAGTTTATGCGCGGTCCTGTCTTTGGTTTGCTTACACAGTTTATGCAGTTTCCAACTAGATATCTTCAGCTTATATCTGATCTGGTATTTAGAGAAGGTGGTGTGGTAAAGAACCCCGGAGAACGTGCCACTGCTCTGGCTTACATGGGCTTGTATATGATGTTGATTGGTGGGTTCTGGTCTCTCCCCTTGGCAGAGAATGGAGTGGATCTATACGAGTATATCTACAAGAGCATGACAAAGATTGACCCCATGATTAAAGCTAAACTAGATGTAACTCTTAGAGAATTAGGTCTTGAAAACCCAAGCTACTTTACCAGAGGCGTGCTGCCTCAGATTACCAACAGTTCTTTAACAAGTAGAACAGGTGCTGGTCAGATTATAAACCCCGGTTTCTTTAGTGGAGACTTTACAAAAACAACTGGCCCTGCTGGTTCTATGATCTTTGGCAGTATTGCTAACGCCCTTGAAGCTTATCACAAAGATGACATGCTGGGAGTTATCGGGAACATGGCTCCTACTGCAGCGTATAACTTGACAAAAGCTGTTAAGATGGGAGCGACAGGTCAGGCTAAAACTTCTAAACAAAATAGAATTGAACTAGGTGAAGAGGTAGGTGCAAGAGAAGTTGTTCCTCAGATCCTAGGTTTTCAACCAGAGAATATAGCACAGGCACAGTTGTATGCTTATAATGTAAGACGTTTAAAGAGGCGCACCAGTGAACTGCAGATTAACTATGGCAACTTAATTAAAAGTAAATACACAGATGCTATCGTTGCTCAACGTGCTTATGATAAAACTGTTCAAAGCGGTAGACCTGCTCCTATTTTACTACGCAAGTACAAAAAGAAATTGAAAGAGGCAGAAGATTACATAAAAGAAATGGAGCTATACAACGAGGACATGCGGCAACTTTATCCTAAGGATGATAGTTACCTGTTGAACACCTCTGCTCAAACAAGAAGAAGCTGGTTAAAGAATGCAGTATACCAAGCAGGAGGAACAACTCCTCTGGGTAAAAAGATAGGCAGACGCACCGAACTAGCACAGCGTTTCTTAATGGCTAACGCTGCTCAAAGAAAAGCTTTGATAGAAAGATACGGTGAAGAGATTTTCGCAGACTTACTTAAATAATTTTTCCTTTTATAGCTACGAGACTGGTGCTAATCTTCCTTTATGATGGAAAGATTAAGAGACAAAGCGTACCATGTCTTTGCAGGTTATGACTCCCGTGAGCATATCCCTTTCAAAGTCTGTGCTCACTCCTTGACACGCAGGTCTACGTACCCTGTCGAGGTAACTCCCATTTACCACAAGACCCTACGCCACGCTGGTATGTTCTACCGCCCTTGGAAAATAGACGAGGACGGTCAGTACTGGGACGAGGTAGATGGTAAACCTTTCTCCACAGAATTTTCTCACAGTAGATTTCTAGTGCCTGAGATAGCCAGGAGGAACAACCTCTCTGGGTGGGTGCTCTTCTGTGATTGTGATTATCTTTTTCTCTCTGATGTATGCGAGGTATTTGATTACTGTGATGATGACTATGCGGTTATGTGCGTCAAACATAATTACCATCCTGAAGAAGCCATCAAGATGGATGGGATGTTACAACAAGATTACAACAAGAAGCTCTGGTCCTCCTTTGTCCTCTACAACTTGGACCATCCCGCGAATGATAGATTAGATGAGGTAATGGTAAACAGTGAAACAGGTGCTAACTTACATAACTTCTGCTGGCTCGACAGTGACGACCAGATTGGTAGCTTACCTCATGGTTGGAATTTTATTCCCGGTGTTAGCTCTGGCACTAATGATGTTAAAGCTATTCATTATAGTCTTGGCGGTCCTTGGTTGGACGGTTACCAAGACAGTGCATATGCTGAAGAGTGGGAAGAAGAACTTGACCACTTTGAGTTTAGTCTAAGTAGTTTCAGAAAAATAGTGGAGATATTTTAGTATGAGTAAGTACGACATTGTAACATCTTTTAATCCTGATGGGCTGGACCTATACGGTAGGAACATGCTCACCTCTTATGTAGAGAAATGGGAAGACAACCTTAAACTACATGCATGGTTCCATGACTTTGGAGACACACCATTCTATCTAAGGTTCAATGAACTAGAGATACCTACACAGAAAGTTAACTACTGTAATCTAAACAATGTGCAGGACATGATAGATTACCGGGAGAAGATGGAGACACACAATGGTACCGAAGGTGGGAAGATTAAATACAACTGGAGACTGGACGCTATCAAGTGGTGTCACAAAGTCTATGCTCTGACAGAGACAGCTTCTGATCCACATATCATACAAGAGAAAGACTGGCTCATCTGGCTAGATGCAGATACCACCACACACTCTGAAGTTACCAGTGAGTTTCTTGACAGTATCTGTGATGAGCAGTATGACATTATACATCTGGGACGTACTGCCGCTGACTATAGTGAGACTTCTTTTGTTGCGTTCAACCTCAAGGGCAGACCTGCCAAAGATTTCCTAGCGGATCTGCGCGAGACTTATGATAACTGTGAGGTCACTGCGTTTAGAGAGTGGCACGATGGGTTTATCTTTGAACGCTTGCTCAAGCTGCACCAGTACCATGGGTTGAAAGCTCTGAACCTTACGCCTGATGTTACTGATCTCAATGCCTTTGCAACATCTGTCCTGGCTCAGAAGATGCAACACTTCAAGGGAGCACAGAAGCACGGTGTCTCTGGAGATGTAAGTCTAGAAGCGGCACAAAGGTACAAGCAAATCTCTGAGATGATCAGCTTCTATAAGTGTGCTAGCTTTATAGAGACCGGGACATACAACGGGGGTAGAGCTATTCAGATGGCAGAGGCAGCGTTTGCTCATGCTGATAAAGTAACCTATACAGGGTACGATCTGTTTGGCACCACCACTCCAGAACTTAACAAGAAAGAATTTAATTCCAAGGCCACCAATACAGTGGAGGCTGTGACAGAAAGACTTACAGAGTATGCCTTGGAGAAGGCCAAGAGTGGTAAGACTTTTGAGTTTGAGCTTATCGAAGGGAACACAACCAAGACTTTGAAGGGTAAACCCACCGCTGACTTTGTGTTCATTGACGGGGGACACTCTTACAAAACAGTTTCCCATGACTACGCTCAACTTAAACACAACAAGATCGTTGCGCTGGATGATTACTTTACCAAGGACGCAGACGAGAAGGAACCAGCAGAAGAACATCAAGGTGTCAATAAGTTATGGGAAGAGAAGGTTAACAGTAGAGAAGATGTTAACAAGTATCTTATTCCTTCTAATGACCCGGTGCTGGGAGGAGGTATCACACACCTGGCCCTGATAACAGACCCCTCTCTTCCCAAGTACAAAGCCAGAGTTCCTATCGTTGTACGTCCTCAAGACTGCGTACCCTCGGAGGATATTCAGAATAATATCAAGGCTAACATGCCTAAGATTGATAACTGGATAGACACAAAGTGCAAGGTCAATAACGAAATTATCTTTGTGGTTTCTGCTGGCCCATCACTTGACGTTGACCAGATCAAAGAAGACAAGGAGATGCTAGAAGAGGGTAACAGAAGTGTACGGATTGTCTGTGTTAAACACGCACTGCCAATGCTTATGGAAAAGAACCTTATCCCTTGGGCGTGTACACTACTGGACCCTAGACCAGTGGAGGGTGTGTCCACTCATGGTGTGGTCAGGAGCACCCTGTTTGACAGCATCAGCCCACGTACTCACTTCTGGGTAGCGTCTATGACTGATCCATCTGTTGTAGACCTGCTCAAGGAAAGAGATGCACACATTGTAGGGTGGCACGCTTACTCAGAGGCAGTGAAGAGTGGTATAGAGGGTTCAGGAAAAGATGCTCTGATGATCACGGGGGGTACCAACGCTGGTCTTAGAACCATAGGCATTGGACATACGCTAGGCTTCAGAGAGTTTCACCTCTATGGGTTTGACATGAGCCTCAAGGAACCACCGCCAGAAGTAGAGCAGCAAGCCAAGGACGAGGAGAACAGACCTAAGTTTATCAATGTATCTGTGGGAGATCAGAGCTACTGGACCACTGGAGAACTACTAGCTGGAGGACAGGATCTAGAAAAGTTATTCAAGACTGCCCACGATATGGACATTAATATTCAGTTCAAAGGAACAGGAATGGGAGCCAAGCTCTGGGAAATAGAAGGACCAAAACCAATGAAGGGGTATTCAGTATGGGGGATGTAATTAATTTTACTAACTCAACTACTGTCAATCCAGACGGTAGCTTAAACAAAGAAGGTAAAGAGCAAGCGTTGCAGCATCTAAAGAAATGTGCTACGCTACTACAGCAAAGAGTAGATAACGAAGAGGTAGATGGAGCGGTCATGCTCTTGTTCAAGGACGGTGATCTTGCTGAAGATGTGATGGCAGGGAACATCAAGTCTACCTCTCTTCTATTTGTCCTTGAATATATTAAACATCAAATCATAACAGGTTCTGAACTATTTACTGAGGAGGTGATCGAAGATGATTGAAGCAATTATGTTACACAAAG